CATAGATCCAATGAAATTCTTCCGAAGGGTTGAAGTCAATGATCACCTTTTCATTTGTACGGAAAAGAAGCTGCTGCCAATCTTCAAAGGTCAATTCGTTTGCCTCATTTGCGAATAGCAGATCTCGCTTTCTACCCCTGATCTTTTGAGGCATATCAAGGGAGATAAATTCAATCGTGTTGCCGTTTAGCTTGTATTCAGATGCAGTCTTTGAGTGATCATCTTCTGAGTAGATCTCATGATCTTTCAAGATGGTTAAAAAGTCACGCATGACAGTACCCCTCAAAGCAGGGTAGGTCTTTCGGCAGATCGTGATGATCTTCCCTTGGTTTCTTTCGCAGTATGAAAAAATGATCCAAAGAAGAATATTGTAGGTCTTCCCCGATCTAGTGCCACCTTGCTGTACTACTATCTTGCTTTTGCTACTTTCAAGATGGCGAAATACCTTATTTGTTTTGATGCTAATTGCCGTCATCAACGATCTTCACCTCGAATACCTTTTTGCCATCTGCTCCCGTGATTTCCTGCCTTTCTACATAGCCCCTCTTTTTGAGTTTGGTTTTGCAAGCAAAGATGATAGCAGTAGTATCTTTGTCCCTAATCTTTTCTACTAGGGCATCCTCCACAAAATCAGCAAAGTCTTCATCAGGTTCAATGGCTTCTAAGGCAGTCATAAAATCAGGATCTTTGACCTTCCAATCATAGAAAGTTCCCCTGTCCATATTGGTAGCCTTGCAGGCCTTTGATATATTACCAAAGGCCTTTCTGTAGGCTTCAAGAAATGCTTTCTTTTTTAAGTCCATTTTGTGGATTTTTGTTTATTCTTAGTCTAGTTTTTCGTTTCCTTGTTCTAGGACTTCAGGTTCTTCTACTTCCTTTTCTACTAATTTGTTTGCTATCCCTGCATCATCTAGCAACTTCTTAAATAAGTACGCAAGTTGAAAGATTCCTTCTTCTTCATCTAGGGTGATACTTACTACCTTCTTAGGGCTGTTGAAATTCAATTGAAAGTTTGACATGGTTTGTGGTTTTTAAAATGGTAGATCGTATTCTTCGGCTTGATAAGGTACAGGAGCAGTAGGCATTTTATTAACCTGTGCGTTACTATTTTCTTCCTTTTTATAATCGTTTAGGGTAATAGCAACATCCTTCCCGTATTCGTTCGGCTGATCGTAGATATTGATATTTAGGTTGACATACTTCTTCCCGTTGTATGTGTATGCGTGCGCCTCCGCATCGGATAAGCAGATCGCAGCCGTAAGCCATGATCCGCTTCTTTTCTTTCCGTTGCCTAGTTTGATTTTTGGTTTGTTGTCCATTTGTTTATTTGGTTGTTTTTCTTCTTCTCTTAATCGGCTTGTTTTCAATCACCGGTGCTTCTGTAGTGAATGCTACCTCTACCTCCTTCAATGCCTCGGCTGCTTCTTCTTCCTGCTGCTTTCTGTACCAAGTTGTATTTTCCTCATTCGTGTACCACCCATATAGGTAGTTGACTAGTTCTGCCCGGCAGCTACTGCACCAATGTGAAAAGTTGTGCTTTGGATTGACATAGGTAGTATATAGGTGAATTAGATCTGCATATACTTCCTTAGAATAGTTGCGGATGAATGCGTGCTTCTTATAGCACTCATATAGATGAAAGTGCTTCTTGAATAGTTGGTGATCTTCAGGTGTCATAGTTCAAATTTATTAGTGAAATGATCCTCCACATACAGATAGATGAAGGGTACTATACTAGATATAAATATCGCTTCTAGCAAATCCGTTTTTAAGATTAGAAAAAACAGGCTGATCCAGAATGACATACAGAAAGAGCAGCTAAAAGGTTTGACCAAATTCCTTCCCGTGACTTTATTAAAAAATTTAGGAAAGTTTAGGATATAGAAGTAAATCAAGGTTATCCCGATTGATCCTAATATACTAGCTGCTGCTTGATACATTTTCTGATATTTTTAATTGTGATAAAAATTGAAGTATGCGGAATGCCTGTCTGTTTTGATACCTTCCTCACAGATCCTAGTTCCACATACATCTTGAGAATCTCTTGATCGTACCAATACAGGGATTCAATGATCTTTGAAATTGAGTCTGCTACCGCTTGGCTGTTATCTATTTCTTCTTCTTCTTTGATGAACTTGACTATATCCTCCACTGGGACTAGGGTTGCATACATCCTTCCGAACTTCCCATATTTGCTATTGGTTTGATTGCAGCAGATCCTAACTATCCAGAACTTGAAGACCTGCTTTCCTTTGGCTTCTAGTTCCTTGAGTTTGGCTTGATCGTAGTCTAGGACTATCACCGCTACCTCTTGCCTGAGATCTTCCCATAGGTCTTTTCCTATGTTCTGGAATACATATTTGAACTCTTGATCATATAGCCATTCAATCGCTTTCATTTTAGGCTTATAACTTCCCCGGTAGGCTGCCCTGAATAATCGCATAGCCATCCGTTCCATTCAAAGCGTACTTCCTTCTCTCTGCCGTTATATGAAGATGCTAGAAGTCTGATCTGCCTCTGGACTATCTCAATACTTTGAAAGCTGCCTTTCCCCTTGTTCATCCACTTAGACCATTCCCCATTTGAAAGCCTGTAGCGGATCTCAAGTGAGTAATCTAGTTTCGATTTAGGGAGCATTCTAGGCATTTACTTTCTTTTCTCTGATTACTACTTCAAGACCTACCGCCTCACAGATCATTCTAAGATTGAACAGGCTGATAGACTCCCATCCATTCTCCACTTGGTTGATAGGTGCATGGCTTAGACCTAGCTTCTTGCAAAGTTCTAGCTGAGTGAATCCGCTTTTCTTCCTTGCTTGTCTTATTAATCTTCCTTCTTCTAAACTCATTTGGTTTGTTATTTTTTACGAATATAGGATAAAAATTAATATCCAATTTTAAAGGGTGAATTTTGTCTAAAAAGGTAGCATTTTATAGATGCCCATGTGAATAAATTCTTCTCCCTTCTTCACTATGCACTTCCTCACATTCAATTCAAAAACCATCTTGTCATCAAAGCCATACTTCTTTTGCGCTATGTCCATCAATAGTTTGACAGGGTTATCTAAATCTGAAGCTTTGTTTGAAAATCCGAAGAAAAATTCTACCCTTAGCATCTGATCTTTTTCAATCTTAGCCCTAGGCATATTCAAAAGCATTCCCTTTTCATATTCCTTGTAGGCAGGAGTTTTGAATCTCTTGCCCTGCCATGCAAGATTTACCGAAAGAGGCTTTTCATTTATCTTGAATTGAATCATTTGCAGATCTTATAGAGTAAGTCCATCCCGATAGTGTACAGGGCTACTATGACCATGAACAAAAGCCCGAAATCAAATTCGAAATGGAACAGGGCAAAGATAGAAAGTAGAGTCGATTGAATGCTAAATAGATCCTGCTTGCTAGGGATAAATTGATGAAGTATCTTTTTCATTTAGGAGATAGTTATTTTGACAGTATTAAATTTGGTTTCCGATTTCATAGCATCACTTACTTCAATCAAAATGTCTGAGTTCAAAGCTATTTTTTTGCGTTCTAAAAACATTTGAATCTGCCTACCTAATTGCTGCCCATTCTTTTCTTTCCTGTTTGATAAAAAATAAGTCCTTTTCATATCATTTTTTGTGTTTAGAACTTATGATCATTGGTGTGGTAGCTTTCCAATTTATGGAGTGGTGAAGTCTTGGATGATTTGAATTCATCATTGATATCTTCACTGAACTAGGTTGCATCATTACTGTATGAAAAGACTTGACATAAGTACCACTTAGGGCATATTGATCAGTCATTCCTCCTTTATTGCTTTGCGTATCTTTTTGATCTAGCTGGATATTTGTGAAAGTAAAGAACACATGACCCCTAGATCCTAAAGTAGTGTAAGTATTTACATCTTCATTGATTGATCCTATGAATTGAAAGTATCTATCCGTACTACAAAAGAATGAATTCATACACTTTCTTTTCAATTTAATTCCGGAGAATCCACCTATATGATCTCCTCCTTGTGAAAATGCAATCGAAGTTATTGGGGTATTTTTATAAAAATCAAGAACTATTTCAAAAACCCTATCAAGATTCTTGATGATTTTAGCACCGGTTTCATATCTATAACCAAAGTAGTAATAGTCATCATCTAGCTGTACAAAATTCTTTATCCCTAGATCTTTTGCTATATGAAAGCAGGCATTTCGTGCATGAATGATCACCTTCCTATTGTCAAAGTTATTTCCTTCATCAATAGAGTCAGCCATCATTTTTTTATCAAATATCTTGACATATTCTTCACCAAAATTTTTGATGTATTGATCTATCATTTTGTCCTCATTATCTACTATGAAATAGACAAGACCTGTGTACCCGCATTTCTTTAGTGTTTTATATGTAAAAACACTATCTGCTCTTCCGTGCGTGAGTATAAATACGGCAAAATCCTTATTCTCCATATTCTTCAAGGTATTGGGTTCTAATATCATCACACATCTTGATATATCCGTACTCGATAGCCTTTTCAAAATCAATGATTACAAGTGCTGATTTTTCCATTAAAGACTGCATCTCTGGACTAGCATTTGCGTAGTAGTCTGCTATCTTTTCATAATTGAAAATAGTATGTCTTCTTGCTGCATCTACCAAGAACATTTTTTCCTCTGTAGGTAGGCTACTTTGATCTATCTCTCTAATCAATCTCCTAGTCTTTTGATTATCATAAAGTTCTAGAATATGAGGCTTTTGATTCTTAGGCTCATAGATAGGAGATTCTATCTTAGTAGTGTACTTTCTTTCTTCTTTTTGTGGCTCTAAATTGCCAAACATATTAAACTGTTTCATATTAATTTATCTAGGTTTCTGTTTTCTTTAATTGATTCTAAAATGAATAGCTTCCAGATCTTATTCTTTGACTTTGCCCCTACAGTGACTTCATCAATGTACCGGGTAGTCAATCTTAGTTCCCTTCGGACATCATTTTCAATATCTTCTACTTGATACATCCAAGGCTTCAATATTCCTTTCTCTTGGAACTTATTAAACCAATTAGCACCCCACTCAGCTAGATCCTTGCAGAAGCCGTGATCCTTTGCATATTGGTAATTGTCCCGGAAGATCTGCTTCCCTACTTCAATCCAATATTCTATTTCTTCATTCGTAGGTTCTTGATCTTTGTTATTCATTGCCTGTACTTCCTGTACTATTTGGCTTTGGTGGTGCGCATAGTATTGATTGATCCATCCGCTTACATTCTTTTCGTTGACATGGTAGAAGTCCCCGTACTGCCCACGCATCCCGGCATGAAGGATGTAATCTACCCGGCTTTCATTCATCCATCCGTAGCTAGTAAATAGCTT